CAGAGCATTAGATGAATCAATATCTAAACCGTTGAACTTAAGTCTCTTCTCCTGCGTTTTCTTCACATTCTTAACTGTACGATATTTAACACTTCCATCCATTTGTCGTGTCACATACGCACCATTAAAAACGCCATTGGTATCTCCCAACTTGAAAAACTGAGTTATCTTTTTCCCAGGAGGTATCTCTCGAAGGATTAGAAAAGCTAAGTCTTTTTCAGGAACACGATGTATGTCTGATGGTGTTAAGACTACACGCATATTAGAACCAACACCATTTTTTGATGTTCGAATTATATCCATGTAAGTACACGTTATGTCCGGAATGTTATGGTTATTGGTCAAATAGATATGACCACCCAAACAAATGGCTTTACCGAAACGCACTTTACCACCGCTTTCCATCACAGTGGCAATGTGTATAACGTTACTAGAAATCTTTTTACAGAAATCTGTAAATTCCATACTCTTCGATGATGAACTTTCACGAGAAAAGTTCGCAGGACAAAGATCAATATCGTTATTGTACCATACATTCTCTTTCTTTTCCAATTCATCAGCTGGTCGAGTACCTACATCAGTACCGGATTGAGGTTCACACTTATTGAACATTTTATAAAGTCCATACACACCACCAAGAGTACCCACCAAAGTGAGTAATATCTTAGGATGTTTAAGTTTACGAGCCATGCGATTACCCATGTCGATCCAGTAATTAGAATCTGATAGATTCATCACTAGATTTTCAGAGTAGTACTTTAATGTTTGAGCACATTGATTATATCTATTACGTAGTTTGTAAAGCTGACGTAATTTCTCAAGATCTCTCCATCGATATATCATGTACAACATGCATAATATCATAACATTAGAAATAACAGTACCACTTTGTACGTTGCAATCACAAAGAACATCTGGTAAAGAACAAACTAAACAAAGTTCAACATCTTTCATAGCTTCAACGCTTTCGCGAACTTTAGTTTGATCTTTGTTGAACTTAATCAACGTAACATTCATCCAACACAATAATCCTTTTAAAGAAAGTTTTTCATGGACAATCTCCATCTTTGCAAGACGTTTACCTTCATCGACCGGTACAGGTCTAACAATCTCAACTTTGAAATTCCATAACTCGGGATAAGGACCCAAGTCCGGGACATTTTCAGAGTTAAGCATACCACGTTCATCCTTATATTCATCTTTCACGGTCGGAGTGATGATATAGGGAAATCTACGTTGTATAGCTGAAGGGCGCGCGAACAAATGATATGCGTTCAAATCTTTAACATTAGTTGTAGCAACAACTAATTTTGCTCGCATTGGAGTTCGTCCTTTCTTGTCAAGCGCTGCCTGATCTGGACAAAATGAAGCATTATTAATCACTTGAATCACTTCATCAAGAGATTTAGGGTCCTTCAAATCGGGACTCTCATTTGCTACATCGTCAAGAATAATAGTATGACAGGATGATGTAAAAC